CTTCGCTGTAGTCTAGAAGATCGTTTAATACATAGCCTCTCCATTCAATAGAACCATTTATGGTTAATCGAGCTTGGTAATGCGTTTCATCTTTGCTGAAAATGTCTTCTAACACGCCAAGTTGATCTACATCTTCAATTAATGCAGAAATGGTTAATTCGGCATTTTGTACAGACTCCTCAAATATTTTTGTTGGATCAAGCGCCGGATAGGTATGTGCGAAAATATCATTCGTTGCAAACCATTCTTGTACAGCCCCTGTATATCCTTTTTTTAGGATATCAAGTTGATAGACCGTTTCTGTTCCATTGGTATTGTCTCTGTGGATGATTTGTATGTAAAGCCCATAACTCATCGGCTGTATCTATTAGTTAATCGTGCGTTGGCTTTAGCGATCTCTCTCCCATCTAAATACACGGGAACAATCACCTGTTGATTACCTGTGCCAAAGAATCTCTTAAGCGTACTTAATGGGCTAATTACTTCAGGATCTATATGCGCATTAGGATTATCCCCAACCATGGCCAAGGTTGGAGCATACGACAGTCCACCTTTAGCTAATGCCGGAACCTTTATATCTCTTGATCCCTTCGGTTTAGCAGCATTCGACAAGGCTGTTTTAGCAATACTACCTACTGCAATTAAAGCAACGCCAGCTGCAAGTGCTGCCACAGGATTTAAACTTTCAAGGGCTTTTTTAATCCCTTTTATGGCAAAGCCAACACCGATGGCAATTTTACCCACTCGAATTGCAAGATCCGCTAAACTTATTAGCACCGATTTAAACACTGAACCAAGTCCTTTCCCAGAAACTGCCGCAGAGGCGGCGTTTTCAATAAAGGAACCAGCAATGTCACTTAACCCACTTGTTATAACTGGAGCTATATTATTGGCTAGTTCTTCACTAAACGCTTGATACTTACTTTGAACCTCATCGAGTGCAGGGATAGTACCTTCTGGTACTTTTGGAAGGTTCAGAGTTGGGGTTTCTGGTTGTAGCCTCCTCCGCCCTAAACTTGTTACTTCCTTTGGAGAAGAGGTAGAAGTTGTTCCTGGCGTAGAAGGTGTATCACTAGATCCAAAGATAGAACCAAAATTCACATTGTCTTTCACTTTGTTGAAGGCTGAAATTATGGACTCAGAGAAGCCTTTAAATTCATGTTCGTACTCTGTGGTGTGTTTTTTTAAGTTTTGTAGGGCTACACTTAATGCATCGAACGGGCTAGGAATGGGAGTACCTCCGAATTTTTCAACCAGAAAGTTGTATCCATCTAGAATGTACGCAAAGGGATTGTGTTCTACGAAAAACTGAACCATGCTAATGATGGCATTTTTCCACCAACCAATGTCGCTTACCCGTTCAATTAGAGCATTCCAATTTTCGTACACATAAGCCACCCCTGCCGATAGTGCCGCTAAGGCTGCAATGACGGCGGTAATGGGACTTGTTAAGGTGGCAATGGCTAATGATATCCCTTTAATAGCAACACCTACCCCAATTATCGCTGGGCCAATAGCCGCAATAGCTACTGTAAATTTTATAATTTTCACCTTCGATTCAGTATCAAGGTTGTTTATTTTTTCAGCAACCTCTTTAACTTTTCCAATAAAAGGCTTCATGTTTTCTTGAATAATCTTGCCAAAACTTTCTGCAACATCTCCAAGGGTATTTTTTAATTGAACGAGTCCAGAATCTGCTTTTGCTGCTGCCTCGGCACTACCTCCATATTGTTTATTCAATTCATCTAAAATGATATTCTGCGCATCCATCAATCGACCTGATTCTGCAAGTTCTTTGATTACTTTCTTTTGTGAATCGCTGAACTGGATTCCAGATCTACTTAAGGCACTTAAATTCGAAACAGGATCATTAAGCGCCTTACCTAACTGTATGGATGCAGATTTCAAATCTCCATCTAAACGAGTGGCTAGATCTAATGCTGCCTTTTGGGTGCGTTGGAATTGCTCCCCAGTAATGTTAGTAAAGGTTAGCAGTTGTGATGTTGCTCCTTTTAGTATCTCTTCATCCCCAAAAAGTGTGTTTTTTTGAAGATCTGCGGCCATTTTTTGAAGTTCTTTGGAGGTATATCCCACCGTACCCCCCGTAGATACTAAGCCAGCGTTGACTTGAGCAATCGCTTTGGCTTGTTTGTCCCAGGCCGCTAATGCAATTCCATTCAATGCTAACAAAGGGGCAGTTACTCCTGTACTTAAAGAGCGCCCTGTTCTAGTTAGGTTTTTTCCCACTTTTTGGAATTTCTTCTGGGCTTTTTCCATCCCTTTTAGAAAGTTTTTTACATTAGCCCCTATAAAAAAGGTAACTTTACGTTTACTCATTGTTTCATCTCCCTCATAATTTTTCTATTGATGGAATCTTCCGTCTTTCGCATAAATGTATTCACTGTGCTATCCCAAGCTGGGCGGAGAAATGGTCGTGCGGGAACTCGTCCTGTGCTTCCTTTGCTAGTTACTGCTCCATGCTTATTTTTGCGAAAGCGTTCTTCTTTTGTTCCATATTCAATCACCGATGCTAAAGCGGGGGCTGTAAAGGTTGGAAATAAATCCACATCGTTTTTAATGACCCCTATTTTAGCTCCATATTCTCCACTCCATTTTTCCGCAGTGGTTACCCCAATCATCTTGGAAATTCGGTCTGATTTTGAATTCGCCTTCATGGCATCGGTAATCACTTTAGAGTTCCTTCTAAGCGTGGATTTCATGAACGTTGGTGTAATGGCTTTTTGGGTACGAACTATTTCCCGGAGGTTTTTAGCAAAATCGGAGCCTACTGTAAAGGTTACCGTGTCGCGTTTAGCATTTTGAATGCGATCTTGTACTGACATTTTTTCTCTCTTTTAATTTTCGTTCTATCTCTTGGTGCTTTAACAATGCGGCGTTGGCTCGTTGTTCTTGAAGGTCTTCCATCTCCTTTTGTTGCTTCCTTAGTACAACATCCATTTCCTCAATCGGCCATACATCCATCACATCTACAAATTTGGGATGTTTAGAAAATGCCTGACCAATGTTTCTAATGGATGCTACAATTGATCGTTGCAAATGAAGGTGTTCAATATGCAACGACCGATCGTATGCTCTCTTTAATTCTAACCCTTCATTCATGAGAATGATATCTTTCGGCTGAAGCTTCCAGAATTCCCACGGTTTCAGGTTTAGCGGACCAAAGGCACACACCTGCCATTCATGCCAATCTATGCACTCTGATCCGCTTTCTCGTTTTTTGACTCGCTCTCCTTTTCTCCCGTATCGAATGCCTCGCCTACGGCTTGTGCAATTATTTCTGCGATATCCACATAGCCCGATACTGGAATCAAGCGTTTAACTTCTTCGAGAGATAACGATTGATTGGGATCATGAAGAAGTCCTGCCCAAAGAAAATGCGTAATCTCTCTCGCTCCAAGTTGCCCAGAGGCGATCACTACCATTGCAGAAACTCCATGTACACCTTCAAATTCATACAGTGCCTCATTGTTGTAATAGAGCTCGTAGTTCTTTTTCCCAATTCTACAATTATGGGTTCTCTTAACCATATTAGGCGCTCACTGCTTGCGTTGTTATTGATCCTGTTTTAGTGAATTCATATTCAATGGTAGAATTCTCATTATCAGGATCTGTCCTCGAGACACTTGATAAATACGCTTTAAATGAATCTTCATCGTCTCCCGTTACATTGTTACTATAGCGTATGGTTACTTCTGTTTTGTTTTTATACAATGCTAACAGTTCGGGCCATCCGTACCCTGCATTGTATTTAAATTTAGATGAACCACTTACCGTTCCAGATCCTCTTCCTGGTCTAACTTCTTCATCAGATCCAGATTGTTTGTTAGATACATTAATCATGGCTCGGGTTAAGTTAAATGAGTTGTCTACCGCACATGCGATGAGGGTATCATTCACATAGATCCCAAAATCTTCTCCCATGCCGTAGTCTGTTGATGTATAAGACATTATTTAATCCTCTTGATTTTTTATTGTTGTTCTTTGAAAAATTGATCAATTTCTTGGGCTGTAACTGGCCCAATGCCTTTAATTTGCGTCCAATCGTTTGCATAATCTCTTAAGACTTGTAGGGATTCAATTCCTGCGGCAAGAAAATGAGATCTACCTGGTAACTCTCTAGGTAATTGTGCCTTTAGATATCCAATCTCATTTTTTAAGATGTAAGCGGCTTCTTCACTCCCCTTTGCAAAAGTAAGCTCGGTGCCAGGGTTTTTACGAGTTCCCGTTGTTCTAAGTGTATATGGTTGTTCTAAAATTATAATCATTGGTTTATGCTATAATAAGTTTGTATTCGTGCGATCGAGACTTAACCTTTGAGGCTGAGGGCGGTTCCGATACATTACCTGTTTGCCGTAGAGATAAAACGTTATAGTTATTAACTGTCCCTTTAAATCTATCCAATACAACTCTTGCTACATCTGCTAGATGTGCTGCCGCTGTTATGGTGTTCTCATATAGATCTAGCTGAATGGTTATGATTTTTAAGCCAGCTTCATCACTATTATGTTCGTTAAGCCCACTCACTAGCGTTATAATGCCATAAGGGATGGGCGTACCTTCTGGAGCTTCTCCATGATATATCTTTACCGCGCCCACATCATCAGTTCCAATAGCAGATTTAAAGTCCGCATCTGCATCAAGTAAATGGTATATCACCGCCTCTTCCATTATTCTTCTTTTTGGAGCAGCTTCTTAAATTCGGGGGGAACCTGGGCGCTTCCACTTACAATGGTGATGATGGTAATAGCTAAAAGTACTACTACATCAAAGACAAACTCATTGGTGATGGTTACTTCATTGGCTATAGCTACACCGCCACCAACGCCCACTACGCCACCTAAAACTGAAATTATTTTCCCAATCTTTGGAGTGGGTAATTTTATGCGTTTAATTAGTTTTTTTAACATGGTTCTCTCTATGGTTTTGTTTTTTTGTTTATTGATTTCACTGTATCGGTTAGCTTGTCTAACTCACTTGAAAACCGATTTGTAGTCTCTATGTGTTTTTGTAGCAGATGAGTAATCTCTTTATTGCCGTCCACAATTTGCTTCTTAGTAAACTTATACTCTTTAAACAGCACAATTAGAACCACTACTAAAAGCCCTAAACTGAACATTTGATCAAAGCTTAACTCTACCAATGAATTTGGGGATGTAGTTTGTGCAATCGCCCAAGCGGTTACTAGGCTAATCATTTTAATCGCTATTTGAATGGATTCCCCCATAGTTATCCTCTATAAAATTTTTGCATTTGTGGATGTTCAACTATCTTCAACAAAAATTCATCAGGTAGAGCACTTAACAGCTTATCCATAGCAGATCTGGAACCTTTTACATCTAAAATTTCATCATTATTTACGAATCCAAAATATTCACCAACTATAATGCACCCCTCAGTCTCTTTATAAAGATTGCCACAATGCACTAGGATGTAGGTTCTTCTAGGTACATCTTGAATATGGAAATGCTGCCCATATTTTGTAGAATTTCTTTTTTTTACATGATACTCCCCTGAAGGAATACAGCTCACATATTTTAGGTTGAATAAATCGGTAGGTTCTAAGGTCATGACGGATACTTTTTCGGTTTTACCTTCATAGACCGTCCACACTCCATAGGTGGCGTTGCCATTATCTCTCAATCGTATTAATCGAACCGTTATTTTTTTTGGCATTACACTATATCTCTTGAATGTTTTGCTTCAATATTAGACTTAATCCTTTTCTTCTGGGAATTTCTACCACACTAAGAATTTCGTAGATTTCTCCCCCTCTCATGATTCTATATGCTTTATGATTTAAGCCAGAAACCCAACGAATATTACAACGCAGTTCTATTTCTGTTGCAGTTTGGCCACCTATATCCTCTTGTTTAGCGTGTCTTTGCCAAAACTCAGCATAAATTTCCCGATCGTTATTTTCCCAGCCAATTATTGATTCATTATTTTCATTTCTAACTATTTGACGTTGCTGAAGAATTACTTTTTCTGTTTTAGAGCCATCAAATTTCATACAAAACTCCTTAAGGAATGTACTCCCCAGATATGTTTTGTAGTCCAGGGCAGTTCCTTTACCGTTAAACTTCTACCTTCTGTTACAGCCACATTCTCTCGGTTATTGAATAGAAATCCCACTAATTGAAGTATGCTTACTTTGAGATCTTCCGGCATCTTATGAATAGTGCCATCATAACCAGCGGTGAAGGTTATAATTACAGAATCCATATAGTCTTGTATCTGTGGCCATGCCGTTAGCGGTTGTATTCGCGCCGGTTGGCTGTATATATCTGTAGTATACTTGGAACGATCTAACTCTGTATACGCACCATCACTATTTCTATAATGAATACTAGTGATTTCACTTACTGGATTTTTTGGAAGCTCTATAGCTTCATCACCTTGCGGAAAAGCATCCATCCGATATTCAAAAGTACCAGATGGAAGCTGTCGCCATGTAAATTGTTCACAACTTCGGGTTGCACTTTTAATAAACAACGAAAGCAGAGCAAGCGTATCAGCATCCGTATCATCGATGGGAATGCGGCATTGTTGTTTGGCTTCATTGAGCGAAACAATCTGATCTTGAGGCTCTGTTATGGTTGAAATTAATCGAGTGCTCACGAGTTATTTTTCCTTTGATGCCTGTTTGTTTTTAACCGGTTCTTTCTTGATCACTGTATAGTCTTTCCCCGTTGCTTTTGCTGCCTGTTCTGGCATCTCAGTAGGGATTCCTTGCCTATAGCTGTAGCGTTTGCCTTTGTGTTTAGCTACACCATTTCCTTCAATGCTTACGCATACTGTTTTTACATTTGCCATTTTTCAACTCTTATTTTTAAGATTTATTTAAGCAACCAAGGCCGAAGCCCTGGTTGTTAGGTTATACTCTAAGAAGCAGCACTTTTGGCTACAGCAAAGCACTTTTCAAATGCCCATGGCACTTTAAAGCCCACGCGCTCAGTGATGCGGAGTAACGCACCATCTGCTTGAAAAGCATTGTAGATGATGGCCCCATCGGAACCTTGAATTACTGCTTCCTTACTTATATCTGCTGTAATTCCTCTGCGTTGTCCCATGAGCGCTCTCTTTGGGTTTCCAAACACGAGAAATGGTTGATCTGCACCTACATCACTATAAGCTGGCATGGTTTCTACGGTTACAATAGGATAGCCAAGCAATGTATCAGGGCCTTTTCCTGTAATATTTTGTTGAAAGATGCGGTTCCCTGCGGAATTTTCGAATTGCTCGATAACATCTTTAAAGGTTCGATGCATAAACCAGCAAGCGCCTACTTGTGCAGATTCACTTACACTATTTTTCATAGTTCGGAGATCTGCCTCAGCCAAGAAGGTAGCATCTGTTTCTCCTGCTTCTCCAGAAACTACCTGTGCGCCAGGTAAATTTAAAAGACCTACAAACGAACCATAAGTCGTGCTTCCATCTCCGACAAAAGCTGCTAAATCTTCTTTTTCAGAAATGGATTCAGCAAATGCCAATTGTGTTACAGGAAGTAATGCAATGGCTTGGTCTTCTTCCAGCTCCGAAGTCCATTTCGTTAACCCTGCAAGTTTTTTAGTGGTCAACTGTCCTGGTTTAAATTCGAAAGCAGAGGCTTCAATATTTGCTCCTTCTTCCACCCATTGCGCTACCACTTTGGTTGCTACATTTTTGAGATCGATATCTTTAGATATGAGCGGAATTCTACGGAAATATTGTCTTGCCTTACCATGCTGTTCAACAGTAACAAAGAGTTCTGCTAAAAATGGTTTAGGTAAAAGATGCCCTGCTTTCGGTGTGTCCGTGGTGGAAGTGGTATGCAATCGGATTTCCAATGCTTCCATCAAGTTGTTTCTTACGATGGCTGGTAACTCAGATTGTCGAATTACCTCTGCGGCTTCATGATCTTCAGCCACAATTTGAGCATCGCTTAAGCCAGAGATCTCTTTGCGTAATTCACGCAACATCCGACCACCTTTTTCTTTCTCATCGCTCGCTTGTAGCGTTAACGCAGAAAAATAGCGCACGGTTCTACGCTTCCAGTCCGTTTTAGGCGCTTCGTCCTCTATAACCTGAACACCTGGAGTTTGGTTATGCTCTATACCAGCAAGCCGTTCAAATTGTTCGGCTTGCTCAATATTTCGCGTGGCTTCGGCCAAGTATGCATCTACTTGATCCAGTTCTTCTTGTATTAGTGAGCGGCTTTCTGACTCTGCTAGTGCATGAATTTCCTCTGCTTTTTCCGTGAGGGATCCTGCACTTTGGCGGAGCTGCAATGCTCTCTCAGAATTTTTCATTATTTATCTCCCTTAATTTTCAACATTTTGATTTTTTGTTTTTGCGTTCCCTCGCGGATCGCAGTATCTGACGGTTTGTCATTTTCTTCTGGTTCTTCTTGTGGTGGTTCTTCCTGTACATTTCTCTCGGGTTTTTTTCCCTTTTCTAACATCTCCATCACATCAAATACACGAAGATCCCCAATTTCCTCATAGGTGAATTCTTGACCTAGTTCTCTCTTTAAAAACTGTAAGGCATTGGCTGCATAATTCCGAAGATTTCGTTTTAAAGTGCTTCTGTTGGAAGGAATATTACAGATGGAAAGCTCCAGTAATTCTTGCTTATCTGGGATATAGGCATGTGTTTGCCTATTGAATTTGGGATATAAAGCCATCCTTTGTTCTTCTCCAGTTTTTAAATTTATCAAGGTACCTCCCCCAATAGGATTAAACCCAGCCGAAGAAGCTCTTAATGAGCCATTCAGAACCTTTTTAAAAATTTTGTCTGCTTTTTTATTAATCTCTCTGGGTTCAAAAGTAACATCACAAAGCAATAAGACTTTCTCGTCTACCTCTTCCAAGTATGCTCTACCATATCCGATCACATCATCAGGATCAGATTTTTTACACATATCTAGCCCATATACATCGTGCTGATATCCTATGATTGGATTGGCATTGAAGGCTTCCAAATCCCAATTGGCTGTTTTTAAGATGGTACCGTGCCGATCTCTATCCTCATTGCTTATTATGAATGTAATGGTTCTATTTTCTTTGGCTTCTTCGCCAATCTCTCGAACCTTGCTACTAAATTGGTGTAAAATCTGATTATCCATTGTTCTCTCCAGCTGTCATTTGTTCTAAAATCTGATATCCGGGCCCAATCACATGCACATTACCCCCTTTGAACGTGTCTTTGTTTTCATCTTCAAGTACATTATTCGGGGAATAAGCGCCGGTCTTTGTCATTGACTCATAGAATTTTCCTCTACTTACCATATCTCCACGCATTAGCGCATTCATATCGTGCATAAATATCAAGTTTCCACGCTTTCTCTCTTCTTTTGAAAATAATTTAAGGGTGTATTCTTGCTCCCAGTTCACCAACCAAGGGGTAATGGTGTATTTTGAAAATTGAATGTCCAACTGCTCCATATTGGAATACTTGGCATCCTCTAAAACCTTTAAAAACGGAAGGGGTACATTCAAGATTTGAGCAACAACTTGCGCGTTTAATTTTCTGTTTTCCCCAAGTTGGGCTTCTACTGGATTGACCTCATTCTTTATCCAATCCATGTCATTTTCAAGCACACCAACCCCAAAAGCACTATTAACCACTTGTTTAACAAAACTAGTTTTAAGTCTTTTTATGGCTTCTTGATCTGCTAAATAACCTTTAGTTTTTAAAAATCCACTTACGTTTACCCCTTTCCCAAAAAATGCTCCAATAAACTTGTTGGTGGCAATGGCATTTCCTAATTCTTGGCGTAAAATTGAAACTTTGCTTTTCCCGATGATTCCATCTTCGGTGTAATCCATAAGATGAATCATGTGGGTTTTTGAAATGAGGTATTGACCGTCTATTTCGTAGAAAACCTCTTGATCTTCGGTTATTTTGATCGTAACCCGATCTGGGTGAATAGGAATCATGCTTAGCGGTCGACCAAATCCATCCCTTTCGATGAGTGCAAATGCATTGTCGAATCTTAAAACATGATTCATCATTACACGGTTGAACGTAAATGCATGCATGTATGAATTGGGACGAAGGGCAACTAACTGGTGAGCGGGGTGGGCTGTATAGAGCCTTTTTTTTGTACAACCATCCTCTACAGTCACTTTATACACTCCGACAGGAATCTGACCAATCGTTTCTCCTAGAAGTTTTACCGCATTGAAAAATGTAGACAAGCTAATCGCGGTGTCGGGCGTAACCCGTTCGCCACTTTCGGTTGCGGTATTAAAGATCATAGAGGATAACCATTGAGGAATATTCATTCCCGTTAATGGCTTCAAACTTCTCTGTGATGCTTCGATTAACATTGCTTCTCTCTTGATTTTGATCGAAGCTATAATGTACTTAAGTAGAAGTCAACCCAACGCCGTTGGGTTTTTTAGGGGGTATATAATTTTAATTTCTCTCTTTGTTATTATTATAATTTTATTCCTTCTAAACCAAATCTCAAACCCAAGTAATAGGGATTGCACGGTGATTTATTCGTGTACTTTAAGGTTCTTTTGTAGATATAAATAGGCATATTGAGTAATGAGTGATATTTCCTAACATTTTATTGTTTTATATTCAAACATTATGTATTTTTATTCAAAACTGAATAAATATGAAAGAAATAACTCAAAAAGAAATAGGTGACAGAATATCACAACTGAGAAAGTATAAAGGATTTTCACAAGATGAACTCGCTATACTTCTTGAAATTCCTAGAACTTCATTGACTCAGGTTGAATTAGGGAATAGGAAGTTAAATGTAATAGAATTAAAGAAGATTACCGATAACCTTTCAATTTCGATAGACAAACTATTATCTAGTGATTTCGAAATTGATTATTTAGAGTTCGAATCTGACGAAGTAGAGGAAAGTCAAGAATTACGAATATCTATTCCCAAATTGAAAGTAGATAAATTTAAAGACATCCTATTGTATATTTTAGAGAAGTGTGCTGGAAAGCCAAATATAGGTAAAACTCTTTTGTATAAACTGTTATATTTTTCAGACTTTAATTATTATGAAATCTATGAGGAACATTTGTCAGGAGCTGAATATAGAAAGATGCAGCATGGTCCTGTTCCTCAAAAATTTGATTCTATTATTCATCAAATGATTTCTAATCAAATGATTAAGAGGTTTAAAATAAAATATCATGATTATATACAAACTAGATACATTCCTCTTGCTAAGCCTAATTTAATGAATTTAAAAGCTAGTGAAAAAGATGTAATTGATAAGGTAATTGAACTATATTCAGATTGGTCAGCTTCTTCAATTAGTGACTACTCTCATAAGGACATGCCTTGGTTAGCATCCAAAGATGGAGAAGTAATTGATTATGAGTTGGCATTTTACCGTGAACAACCATACTCTGCACGAACCTATAGTGACTAAGTGAATGGAATTAGAGGAATTAGAGGAATTAGATGAATATAAAAAGGATTT